ACAGGCTAAAATAAAGTTACCCTCAATTGTACCACCTATCGACGATGATGGTGCTGGTTATGTAACTGCATCTGGTTCACATACAGGTCAGTACATTGATTTTGAAGGGGACAACGCGAAAGGCTCAATAGAGTTAGTACAAAGATACAGGGCAGTTGGTATGCATCCAGAAGTGGATATGGCAATTGACGAGATCTGTAATGAAGCGATAAGCGTATCTGAACTTGAAGCTCCTGTCAAAGTAAACCTTGATAAAATCAAAGGTATGAGTGAAAAAGTTAAGAAACAAATCTTTAATGAATTTGATCAAATTGTTTCTATGTTAAACTTTTCAGATTTAGGTTCTGATATGTTTAAACGTTGGTATGTTGACGGAAGAATAGTTCATCACCTAGTCGTAAATGAAGAAAACTTAAAAGGCGGAATACAAGAAATTCGTCCTATTGATGCGACTAAAATTCGCAAAGTAAAAGAAATTAAGAAAAAGAAAGATAGTCTTACTAATGCTGATGTTGTAGAGAAAGTAAATGAATTTTTCGTCTATGAAGACAAGCCTGGAAAGACTACTGGAAACGTTGTTAAAATAAGTGTAGATGCAATAAGCTATGTAACATCTGGATTGCTTGATGAACGTCGCAAAAAAGTGGTATCTTATCTACATAAGGCATTAAAGCCTATTAATCAATTAAGAATGATGGAAGACTCATTGGTCATCTATCGTTTGGCGCGTGCACCTGAACGCAGAATATTCTATGTTGATGTTGGTAACCTACCGCGTGGTAAAGCCGAAGAATATATGAAAAACATCATGGCTCGTTATAAGAACAAAATTGTCTATGATGCAAGCACTGGTGAAGTCAAAGATGATCGCAAACATATGTCTATGTTAGAAGATTTTTGGCTTCCGCGTCGTGAGGGTGGTAAAGGTACGGAAATTAGCACACTGCCTGGTGGTGATAATCTAGGTCAAATTGAAGACATTATTTACTTTCAAAAGAAATTGTATCGTGCATTAAATGTTCCCGTACAAAGGTTAGAGCAAGAATCTACTTTCCAATTAGGTAGATCGTCTGAAATAAGCAGAGAAGAACTTAAATTCCAAAAGTTTATCGACAAAATACGTCGTCGTTTTTCTAATTTGTTCTTAAATATATTAAAGAAGCAACTACTTTTAAAACAAATTATAGTAGAAGAAGATTGGGAAAATTGGAAATCTAATATCAATATTGATTTTGTTCGTGACAATCACTTTACAGAATTGAAAGAAGCAGAAATTCTACAGGGACGCTTAAGTATATTGAATGAAGTTCAATCATATGCTGGTGAATACTTCTCTAAAGAATGGATTATGAAAAATGTTCTTCACTTTGATGAAAAGCAGATTAAAGAAATGGGCGATCAAATCGGTGCTGAAGTAAAAGCAGGTGAAGTTGAAGAGCCACAAGATAAAGAAGATGAAGATAAAGAAGTAAACAATAGTAATCAGTCTGATGAAAAAGAAGACGAATAAACAAAGGTGATTATAATGAGTACAGAAGATTTTATAGACAATATCGTAAATAAAGATTTTAATGCAGCAGAAGGTAGCTTTGAACAAATGATGGGTCAACGCATCGGAGACGCTTTAGAACAGCAAAAAATCGTTGCGGCATCACATATGTTTGGAGAATTACCAGATGATGAAGACGATATAAATGATGTTGATCCTGAAGATTTAGAAATAGATGATGATGATGACGATGATGAAACAGAGGAAGATTTTGACGATGATGACGATGATGACGATGAAGATTAGAAAAAAATTAAGTTACAAATTCTTTTTTGTATAAATAAAGATAACTAAACGAGATTACAATGAAAACTCTAAAAGAACTAAAAGCTGGACTTAAATCCAAAACTAAAAAGATTAATGGGTACCCTGTTGTATTCACATCTAATAAAAAAGGTATGGTAGACGTATCTATAGACGGCGACAAGTTTGACAGTTTTCCTAATCAGAAGACTGCTGAAAAGATGGCTAAAGAGTTCATTAAACAATTAAAGACAGGTAAATAGAATGAAACTGATTGCAGAATATACAGATAACAATCTTGAATGTTTTTCAGAAGCCAAAGAAGATGGTGGTAAAAACCACTTTATTGAAGGTGTCTTTATGCAATCAGAATCAAAGAATAGAAATGGACGTATTTATCCACGGAAGATCATGGAATCAGCCGTTAATAAGTATGTTAAAGAACAAGTAAAAACAAGACGCGCAGTTGGAGAACTCAATCATCCAGAAGGTCCCACTGTAAATCTTGATAAAGTTTCACACATCATAGAAAGCCTTGATTGGAATGGAAATGATGTTGTAGGAAAAGCACGCATATTGGAAACTCCTATGGGGAAGATTGTAAAAGGTCTACTTGATGGCGGCGTTCAACTAGGTGTGTCAACTCGTGGTATGGGTAGTCTTGAGAATCGTAACGGCGCAATGTATGTCAAAGACGACTTCATTCTTAGTACAGTTGATATTGTACAGGATCCTTCAGCTCCAACGGCTTTTGTCAATGGAATTATGGAAGGTGTGGAGTGGATTTGGAACAACGGTATTATTGAATCTCAAGTAATTGAAAAAATGGAGACTGAAATTAAAAAGGCTTCACGTGCTGACCTCTATGAGGTACAGACTCGTGAGTTTAAGAATTTCCTCTCGGAACTGAAAAATATAACTTATTAGGAGTCATACATGACTGATCAAATGCAAGACCAGGATGTGGTGCTCGACGAGAATGAAATCGAAGAAGCTCACGATCCAAAAAACGCAGAAGAAGCCTCAATAGCTTCAATCAAATCCGCAGAAGGCAAAAGCCCTAAAGCTAAAAAGCGCAAGGGTGATAAATCAAATTCAGATAAACCTGAAAAGATGGACAAAGCGATGGCCACAGAAGCTGCAGATTTACAAGTAGACTTCCATGACGAACTTAACTCATTAGTAGAATCTGAGGCTACTCTTTCAGAAGAGTTTAAAGCTAAAGCAACTATTATCTTTGAAGCTAATGTGAAAGCAAAGCTTGCAGAAGAAGTTGATCGTTTGGAAGAATCATATGCCACTCAACTTGATGAAGAAATAACTGCCCATAAAGCAGATCTTACTGAAAAAGTTGATAGCTATCTCAACTACGTTGTTGAAACTTGGGTAGAAGAGAACCAATTGGCAATCCAATCAGGTCTCCGTGCGGAAATAGCAGAAGACTTTATGGCAGGTTTAAAGACCTTGTTCACTGAGTCTTATGTAGACGTCCCAGAAGCCAAAGTTGATCTAGTAGATGAACTTGCAGAAAATGTTGATACTTTATCAGAAAAATTAAACGAGGCTACAGAGCAATTACTTGCATCTAAAGCTGAAGTTGCACACCATTTACGTGAAGCGGTTATCCGTGAAGCGTCAGGTGATTTAGCTGAAACACAAGTTGACAAATTACGCACTATGGTCGAAGGTTACGATTTCGATGATGAATTTGCAAATAAAGTTGCAACCATCAAAGAATCTGTCTTTGCCAAAAAAGCTACAACAAGCGAAGAATTGATTGAAGATGACACAACTACTCAGGTAGAGTTATCAGAATCAATGCAGCGTTATGTTGCCGCAATCAAATCAACTCAATAATTTAATTTACAGGAATATATCCAATGATGGAATCATACGACAGTTTAGTCAAAAAATGGGCACCGGTTCTTAATGAAGAATCTGCGCCTTCAATCAAAGACAAGCATCGCCGTTCGGTTACTGCTGTCACTTTAGAAAACCAAGAAATCGCACTAAATGAAGAGCGGTCTCAATCAGGGTTTTTAGCAGAAACACCAAACAACGTTGCGTCTTCTGCAGCTAATTGGGATCCGGTACTAATTTCTTTAGTACGTCGCTCAATGCCAAACATGATCGCATACGATTTATGCGGCGTGCAACCAATGACAGGTCCAACAGGCTTGATCTTTGCAATGAAGTCACGTTATACAGCCGGTACAACTGGTTCAACAGAAGCTTTATTCAATGAAGCAGACACAACATTCTCTGGTGACTCATCTGCGGCACAAAGTGCTTCTGCATCAGGCTTGAGCGGTCTTACAGACTCGAATAGTGATAGCTCAATCGACAATGACCGTACAGGTCCAACATTCGGTGGCGGTATGCCAACAGCCGATGCTGAAGCGTTAGGTAACACATCTTCTACTTTCAATGAAATGGGTTTCACAATTGAAAAAGCTACTGTGACTGCAAAATCACGCGCTTTGAAAGCTGAATACTCATTAGAGCTTGCACAAGACTTGAAAGCAATTCACGGCTTAGACGCTGAAACTGAATTAGCTAACATCTTGTCAACAGAAATCTTAGCTGAGATTAACCGTGAAGTAATTCGCTCAATCAACAGCCAAGCTAAAACTGGTGCATTATCAACTAACGTCGGTATCCAAGGTATCTTTGATTTATCAACAGATGCAGATGGTCGTTGGTCAGTAGAGAAGTTCAAAGGTCTGATTATGCAGATCGAACGTGAATCTAATGTAATCGCAAAAGAAACACGTAGAGGAAAAGGTAACTTTATCCTATGTTCATCTGATGTGGCTTCTGCATTAGCAGCTTCTGGTATGTTGGATTACACTCCAGCATTGTCAACAAATCTACAAGTAGACGATACAGGTAA